TTGCCGAGGTTGGCCAGTTAAAAGCTGAGCTTGATACGTTGGCGTATCTACAAGACTATTAAAGAAACTCATACAAACCTCATCATGTTATGCTTACCGTTACTGTTCCTACACTAGCCGTTGCAAGTATTCCTTGAAAGTTGTTTGTCACTATTGTGACACTGCCAACTGTTCCAGTTCCCGATACTCCAAATAAATACGAAACATTGGGTACGACAATCTTTAAGTCTTCCCCGACCTGAAATACAGTACCATTGGGCAAATTGTAACCCGATGTTGGTAAATTTAACAGCCGAATTCCGTCCACTTGTAAAGCGGCATTTGAGTCCAGCTGGGTAAAATACAGCCGTAAAACACTTATTAACTGCGCTAACTGTTGCTCGTTGTATTCAGGTGTAGCCAGAGGCAACGCTGGTGCCCGAAACTTTTGCATTCCCATTAGCGTTTTCCGTCTGGTCTGCCATCAAGTCTAGGACTTCCTAACTGCCACTGCACCCCTAAATCGGTGGATGCAATCTCAATTGCCATTTGACGTGCTCTAGCCCGCATAAATACTTGATCGGTGTATATATCAACCGATGTTTCAATAACATTCTGAGACTCTACATTGGAATACGCATTTCCAGGGAAGTTACGAGGCTTGATATACATCGTAGCCGTTGGCGTATTCGCCGTGGACCCCTGAAAATTAACGTCAGGAATGATTCTCTTTGTCAGGATAAACTCATCCCCGTCTACAAGATCAAAGTCCGAAGACGCAATATACGCAGCCATAGGTGATATATCGTCATTGAGACCTTGTTCGTGGTTGTAAATAACGCTATTAGCTGTAATAGCGGTCGATACAACGCTTTGCGATATATTGACGGTATAAGTACCAATACCGCCACTTCCAGTCCCAAAGGCGGTTATAACGGTTCCAGTGGCGATTCCCGTGCCTGATATGACACTTCCCACCTGCAAGACTCCCGTAGAAATTGCCGTTACCGTAAAGGTAGTAGCGGATATGGATCCTGTAACATAAGTTGACGTTAAGGCTTGAGGGTATTCCCTAAGTGAAGAATCTGACCACGCAGTACGGTCTATCGTGCCGTAGTACCAGATTCGTTCTAAATGGTTGTAAATGACGTAGGCATTGTTTACTTGACTATCTGCCGTTGGGTAAAACCACCAAATCTCATTCCAGCCTTCATTGGTGCCAGAGATGATTTGATCGGCTTGACTGTAGTTTAGGTTCTCAAAAATGTAGTTTCGAATCGTACATGGAAGCGTTTCTACACGACCGCCATAGGCATAGAATTTGTCATGCCCAAGCCAATAGGCTGTATTGTTTACCGTGACGACTGACCGAGGGCTAAGGATTGAGATATTGTCCGAAAGCTCATTCAGATTGAATACATCGGTAGTGCCTACGAACTGAAGGGAATTAAGCGTACCCTCCGTAAATACAAGGATTTCCTGTCGTGTTGCAACTGCAGCAACAATCGCAGAACCACGGGAAACACGCAAAAATCCAGCAGAATTAGTGACTTGCGGTGTCCAGACGTTAGGTTGATCTTGGGTAGCCCAGCGGATTAATAGAGGGTCAAAGTCAGTTGGAGAGCCGCCAAAAGGTTGAGCGCCAAAACAAATAAGATGCTTATCGTTCTGGGACACTAAGATCTGCATTGCTAAGGTTGGTACATCGGCTGGTGCTATTCCATTAATAGTGGTTTGGGATAGCAGTGTAGCCCGTACTCCTGGACCATTTGCGTATTCCCAATAATAGATAGCTCCGTTACGGATATTGGCTACCATGTCATTATCAAAGTTCTGTATAAACCAATCCCGCTGGGGAATAACAACTGGAGTAGCTGTTCCAGAACCCCAAGCGCCACGGCTCCAAGTACCAGCGCCCCAACCGTATCCATATACAGCAGTGTCGTTTCCTACGTTAATCTGAAAACTTGCCGTGGTTGTCGTTCCACCGCCTGTTACCCCACTTGTAGCTGCGGTTGTGGTGGTTATCCTAAATGTATTGACATCTACATAAGTGATAATAAATTCGGCATTGAACTCAGTTGTAGGTATTCCACCAATGGTCGTAGGCGGACCTCCAGTACCAGTAACGCCTGAGAATGTTACATAATCTCCGTCTATTGCGCCATGTGTGGTAATAGCCACTGTGACGGTTTTTGAGCCATTTACCGTGGTAAAGCAATTGTTTGTAGCGGGAGATACAAATGTCTGTCTTATTGGTGTGATGTCGTTAAGAATCTCACCAGCCTCGATGTATAGTTTTTTGCTGGTGCCTAAACCCAAATAATTATCTGATGCTGTAGTAACCCAGTTAAATACCTGACGGCAAACTCCGACAACGGTAAACATCCCATAACGCAGCCAGCCGCCTATCTTCTGAGGGTAGCCAGAACGGAAGCGAATTTTATCGCACTCATACCAACCGCCTTCGTTGCTATAATTCGTTTGATCACGATTTAAGCCTGGCTTGAACTGGAGCTTCTGTAATGGCATTCGGGTTTACCCTAACATCTTAAGTGCTTCATCTTTAACTTCGGCAACACGCCTCGACCAGCCCTTACCAAAAGTTTCAAAGGTCTTAAGTGATTGTAAGAACTCTAGCCGTTTAGCGCAATATAGTTCTACAAGTCGTGCTGGTTCTTCCTCGGCTTTCTCTACGGCAGCCATAGTAGCAGGCCCAAAACCGCCATCAGCAGTAACGCCGACACAGCTTTGCAAAAACTTAATAGCGCGCCCTGGCCCTGAATTAACAGCAACGTCAAAAACACAGTAGTCAACACCAGCCACAAGCTCATCAGCTCGGATAGCATCCCAATACTTCCTTTTATAAAGTGGTGCAACGGTTTCAGGAGTTAGCGCCCGCATCTGTTTCTCATCTACCTCGTGACCTACCCATTCTTCCCACACTCGCTGGGTAACTCCTAAGTTGGTTCGTCCGCCTGGATCAGATGGATGATTCACATAGCCGCCCTCATGGGCAAGCATCTTAGCTAAGCACTTCTCAAAGTTACTTTGCATCTTGTTTCTCTTTCGACTTCATGTCCATAATCTTTTCAAGGGTACGACCACCAAAATAAAACGACATAATTAACATACCCCATTGCCCAAGCAGCTCTACATAGTTGTTGTTTACCTCAATATCGGCAGCAGATAGACCAGCAAAAGTAGTGTAAACAATCAAAATAAAGACAAGCGTCATAGGACGAATGTTCTTAGACATCCAGCTATCGCTAGTCATGTCGGCTTGAAGCCTTGCAGTCAGTTCTTGTTGTTCTGCGGTATCCGCTGCAATTTTAGCCAGCTCACCGTTTTGCTGCATTTCTAGCAGTTTTAACTTGGCCTGTTCAGCCTGTGCTGGGTCTGGGAATACCTTGTCTAGTATCTTGCCGCCAATGTCAAGTAGTGCGCCTAGTGGAAACATTATTTTTTCTGCCTTTCCTCAATCAATTTAACCCGTACATGAATGTCGTGAAGTTCTTTGTAAATTTCCTCACGCATTTTTGCCCTGCGTTCTGCTGAGATTGGGCTGTCTGTTGGGATGCCTTCTGAAGTAATTAATGCTGGCATCTTGCCTTCAATCTGGGTAAGACGGGTTTGAAACGAAGATACTTGACCGAGCAGCCATGCTATACAGGCAACTAAGATTGGAATAACCGCCTTAAGAACGTCCTGCATATTCATCAAAATGCTCCCAAAATAAACTTAAGCCACAACGTCACAATCAACGCTGCCATAAAACAATAAAACTGTACCCGCCTTACTGCCTTTAAATCATGCTGGAATTCTTCGTTGTTCTTGCGTTCCATGTTCTCGATGTCCAGCTTAATCTTTAGCAGCGCATCCCATTCTTTGGCGCCGTACTGCTTAACAAACTTAATCTTTAAATCAGCCTCCTCATCGGAGATCTGCTTCTTTCTTTTCCATTCTTCAAGCGCTTTAACCAGCGCCCGTTCCTTCCTAAATTCTGCTTCCCGTCTTGCCCGTATACGCTCTTGCGCTTGCTGCTGGGCTACATCTACGGCATCTCTTTGTATGTTCTCGATCTGTTTAGAGACAGACTTGCCCGCTTCACGAGCAGAATCCAGCCCAGAACTAAGCCCCTTTACTCCATCGGTAAGACCTAACGGGTCGGACATAGAACTTCACCTTACATTACTCCGCCACCAGCGGCAGGAACAGATGTCGCATGGATAGATATATGTTGTTTAAGGTTTAAAGGAGCGCCACAGTCTGAGCAGACATCGGCTTGCAATTCGGCTTTATCTAAGTCGTAACCACAAGCCGAACACACCACTTCTATTTCGTGGTGCGGCTCAATTAGTCCACTTTCTAGTGTTCGGGCAGGAACGGTCTGTTTCATATTATTGGATCACTTCTGGGACTTCTTCTGATTTAGCCAATAATGAATCTCTAAGGATATTAATAAACGCTTGCTTACCAACAGCCAGCTGATCCAAATTGAACTTAGCAGAACTAATCTTGCGGTCTAAATCTACGCAATGAGAAAATAGTTGCTGTTGCTCTGAAGTTAAATCCTCTAGTATGTACTCAACATTATCTATAGTAATAGGGGTTGTTTTTTTATCGCCCATTTCTATTCTCCTTTAAATTTACATCTATCAAAATGCCAACGAGCCATATTACATGGATCGCCAACCTTATCACAATGAGGACAAGTAATTTTAGGTGCATTAAGTCTTGCTTGCCTAATCTTTTCCCGTGCTTCTTGTGAATGCGTTTTGCCAAACATATAATTTTTTTCTCCCTGTCTAGCTAAGGACAAGTTTTTTATATGTTCAGCAGTAAATGGATACATTGCCATTCTTTTTACTAATGCCTTTGCGTAAGACTCTTTAGAATGCCTTACTCCAATTTTGGCTTTAGATTCTTCTGAATGTTTTAATCCAGTAGTGCCTTCACCGCCGTTGGTTACATTACATAACTTTGCGCCAATCCGTCTAAGCTGGTCAATTCGCTCTTTTTCAGCCAAAAAAATCAACTCTTCGTCTTCATTTTCTACTATTTTACAAGCATTAAAACTGCCCACTTTTGCAACAATATGATTCCAGTAACGGTTTCTGTCGCTTAATGAGTTAAGCCTATTACCCTTACCTTTGCCGACATAAAAGACGGAATTGGTGTCGGGTCTAGTATGCTCGTAAACGTAAAACATTACTTGCCAGCAGCAATAGCAGCTTGTAATGGAGCTAAGTCTTGATCTTGCATAAAGTCTTTTGCTACCATAATTTCTAAGTGAGCCACGTTGCGAGCAATGGTATCTGCCCAGTCTTCGTCAGAGGTGAGTTCTGGCTTAGTGCTGTTGATAAGGTTTACGCTATCCATAGCTGCCGAGTAGTGCTTGGCGATTTGCTCTGCGGTTGGTTGTTCTACCGCTGGGTTAATGATGTCAGTCATTTTTATGCTCCGTTAAGTTGTTGTTTAAGTGAATCTACTTCTGCTTTAAGCTGTTTTACTGCGTTTACCATGTGCCAAAATATTTCATCGGAATCTATAGATAACACGCCAGTAGATTGTTCAGTTACACAATCAGGACAAATTGCTTGTAATTCTTGTGCAATTACGCCTAGTTGAACACCTGTTTTTTGAACAGCTTGGTTTTGTGGCAAATCGGTAACTTCTTCAGGCAAGCGATATTCAAAGTTGCGTACTTGAATTTGGCTGATAATATCTAAGCCATCGTTGTTATCAACAATGTTCTTTTTTAACCGTAAATCAGAAGTTACCGACCATGTTGAGGAGTTATTGCCTTGGAATACCCCACCACCTTGCGGATAAATGTAACCAGTAGAAGCACCTTTACCAGTAATTCCAGTAGATGCGGATATTACAAGTTCATAATCGTTTGTAGCGGCAGATGCTTGTGCGTTATACCCTAACATGGTGTTATGAGTACCAGTTGTTATAGTATTACCTGCATTTAAACCCATGCCTACGTTATTTGAACCCGTTGTAACACCTTCCAAAGTAGATATTCCAACAGCCACATTTGAATTACCTGTTGTGTTAGTTGTTAAGGCTGCTGCACCAATTGCTGTATTTTGTATTCCAGTTGTGTTTGCATCTAAAGTCAAATAACCTACTGCTGTATTAGTGCCACCTGTAGTAGTTGCATAAAGTGCTTGAAACCCCACTGCTGTGTTGTTAGATGCGGTGGTGTTTG